AGTTGCCATGTTGGTGGGGGCTAACTACCCCCACCCTTTTTCAAGGATAACAAAATGACCATCACCAAAAAAATCTTATCTGCTATTGAAGAAACCATTAAAACTGGCTCCAAGATCGACATTGATCTGCGTGAGGCTTCGGCTTTAACAGGCTCTGGTTTAAATGTTGGTGGTCGAACCTTTTTCGACAATGCGTTTGCGGCTTTGCGTTTTGGCAATCCAATCCGTGAGGCGGCAAGGCAAATCCCTGCCTCTGGCTCTGCTGTGCAGTTCGTGGCAAAGACGGGTAATGCGGCAAACTCCACAAACCCTTGGCTGTATCCGGTGAGTGCAAATAGCGGCTCACCCAATACCTCGACAAGCATTTGGCAACTGCCAACCCGTGTGATTACGGCTCAATTGCCAATCCGCACAGCGGCAATGGACGACATCAATTATTTAAACGAAACGCTTGTTGAAGACTTGATGCTTGAGTTTGCCCAGCTCGAAGGCGCAAGCATGATTTTGAACAACGACCAAACTGGTACAAGCACCACCTCCACGGGCGGCACTAACGGTTTGCGAGGATTAAATTATTATCCTAATGGCGCTGTTTCAACCTACGGCAGCTCTGGCACAGCAATCACAAATGGCCTGCACGAAATTGCCACGGTTGCACAGCTTGATGTGGCTATTGCTTATGATGATGTTGTGGCATTGATGAAAGCGTTTCCAGCGCAGTATTGGAATTTGCCGGGCAATGCTTGGATGATGCACCCTGACACAATTACTGATTTGCGGAACTTGGTTGCCTCGGCAACGGATGCAACAAGACTATTCTTTGAGGCTGGCGATGATGATGGCGGCGCAGTTGCAAATATCTTTGGTTTTCCTGTAATTCCAAACCCAAATATGCAAACCGTGGGCGGCAATCACTATGCAATTTACCTTGCAAACTGGCCTAGATTTATGACGATTGCGGATGTTGAAGTGATGAGCATTCAGGCGATGGAGCAGACGGCTCCCGGCTTCGTAACGCTTTATGCAGAAAAACGCCTAGTCTCAACTGTGCGTGACCCTTTTGCCGGTTGCCGACTTGTAGGAGTCTAAATGTCCAGTCTCATCAACGGGCTATCAAGCGATGGGCGTAACCCCTTCAGCTATGTCAAGGTTGAGCAGATCAACAGGGATAGCGTTACCCCGTGGCTGACGCTGGACGAGATTACGCAGCAGCTTAATCTTTTTGGTGACGAAAGCCAAGACACTTATCTGTCAAGCATTGAGCTGGCAACCAGACAGGCCATTGAGGATTATTTAGGCTTGAGTATTTTTAGCCTCAGCTATCGGGTCTGGTACGGGACGCAAATGTCAGGCGAGAATACGCTTGCATTTGACTTGCCAGAGGTAAGCCAAAACTTCTACCCAGACCAAGCAGGGGTTCAGATCAATTCACTCAAGTATTGGTCAAATGCTTTTCCACCAGTTTTAACGACCGTGGCAAGCTCAAATTATTATTATGATGCTTCTGGTAATAAGGTTGTTGTCAATAGTTTGCCAAACACGGTAAACGAGTCTATGACTGCGCCAATTGTGATTGACTACACCACGGCCCCCAACCCGATTGCAGCGTACCCAGTCATCAAGCAAGCTGGCCTGCTGCTGCTGACGCACCTATACAACCAACGATCAAACACAACGGACAGTCTTTTGCGTGAGATACCTTTTGGCGTGGCTACGCTTTTGCGCTCTTACAAACCCTTGGTTATGTGAGGCAATAAATGGCAATCGCACGGTTTGAAAACATAACGGTCAAGTCGCTAACCTTTGGAAAATCGACCTTTGGAGAGCAATCGACTACGCAAACCGAATGGTTTAAGACCCGTGCAAGAGTTCACTCCGTGGCTAACAATGTAAAGATTTCCGATAAGTATAGGGTTTACTCTGATATTGTAAATTTTACGCTGAACTACACGCCAAATACCAAAGAGATGGTGGACAACCAAAATCTCTACTCTATCAATTGGAGAGGCTTTGATTGGCGAATAGACAATGTGCGGGAAGCAGACGACAGGATGACGGTAACGGTTTTATGCGTCAGGAATGACCCCGTGGTGGCGGCATGACGGCGCAGCTCAACCCCGTCACCTATGGCAAGGCAATCCAGTACCAATTGGACTCGATTGTCACGCCCGTGCCCGTGTATGCGGCTTTTAACAGGAACTTTGCCACACAGCCGAAGTTCATAACTTGGATGCTCCGAAATGTTCACCAACCAGTATATACAGGCGTTTATCAGTCGGTTAAAGGCATTGACCGCCCGACTTTCCAAATATCTATTTTTACGCAAGTGATTGAAGACGGTTTCACAATTTCCAATCAGATACTACAATCGCTACATGGTTACAGCGGTCTGTTCGGTGGGGCAACCAATGGGTTTAACATTTCCAAGGCTGATGTGCAATGGTTGTATAACAGCTACGATAATGAGGAAAAGTTAGCGCAAGTGTTTTTAGACTGCACAATAGATATTCCAGCATAAGATAATTTTTTTAATTCTTTAAAGGAAACTCAAAATGGCTCTCCCAACAAAAATCCTACCCGGCTTTAGTGCAACGCTTTATGCACAGCCAACTTCTACGCCAACGCCTTTGACCTCGGCTGCTTTGGCAACTTATGCCACAGTCTCGGCTTTAGCGGTTTCTGGCAACCTAGTCCCAGTCGAGGCAATTCCTGCCTTTGGTCAGGACGATGCAGTTGCTTCTTTCGGCGTTGCTGGCTCCCGTCAGTCTGACAAAATCCCTGTTCAGTCTGCCCCAACATCGATGACCATTACAGCGGCATGGAACCCTAGCGATACTGTTTTGTTATTGTTGCGTGCCGATGCCTACAACGGCACGATTGACCGAACCTTTGTTATCTCTGCCACCGATGGCACGGGCATCGTGATCTATGCGTTCAACGGTCGTGTTAGCCAGTGGACTATTGACTCCGCACCCGGAGCCGAGGCCAAGGTCACATTTACCGTTCACCCACGGGGCAACCAGTACGGCTGGTCAGCATCAACATGAAGCTAGCCGAAGCCATTAAGGTGCTTTGCACGACTTACCAGTCCCTAGACGCTGTGGCTCGGGGGTTGGAGGTCGATGCAAAAGAGGTTGCCGATTCAAAGGTAGACCCAGACACAATTGAGGGCGTTGCTTTATCGTATTTGAAAAAGTACAACCCTTATACGGCTGCAAAAGCCGAAGAATAGCATGGACACTACAATAAAAGACACAAGCGATCTATTGAGTTTTCTCGTAACCCAAGCCGAGTCCCGCAAGGATTGGTTTGGGTTTACGCAGCAACGCATGACCGCAGTCTCGCTGGCGCACCAGATAGCAAAGGCGCACGCAGACAAAATGACCCCAGACGAGGTGGTTGAGTACGCATTGAAGCTGAATCAAGTCATCTATAACAAAATCATCAGAATGGTGTAATTATGCGTGTTTCTTTTAAGATTGAAGGCTTGAAAGAAGTGCAGAACGCTTTTGATGAGTTAGCCAATGACATTGGGGACAAAAAGGCACGCAGCTCGGTGCTTATCCCTTCAGTGCGTGAGGCAATGAAGCCAGTGCTTGCCGTAGCAAAAACGCTTGCCCCAAAAGACACGGGCGAGTTATCAATAACAATGCAAGTTGAGGCTCGCAGGCCAACAAAAAAAGACTTTAATTCTAAGTATGTAAGCCCAAAAGATACGGTCATTGCGCTTGTTACCACAAAATCATTTTCCAAAAGAGCTAAAAATAAGTTTTACAAAGAAAACGCTGATTTGTATAAAAGCGATAAAGCAGCATACAAGAGCAAATTAAAGTCACTCAAAGAATCTAAAGGCATTTTGACTGATGCAAGGGCAGTAGCGCAAGAGTTTGGGACTGCAAGAAACCCTGCACATTCATATTTAAGACCAGCACTTGAAAGCCAAGCGCAGCAGACCGCCATGCGACTTGGGGAAATCTTAGGGCGGCGCATAAATCAATATAGGGCTAAGACATGACAAAGTTCAGTGCAGCATTTGGAGAAGGCTACCAAGCAAAGCGCAAAGCATTGCTGACTAGGAGTTTTGAGTTGGGTGGTCACACATTCAAGGTTCAAATCCCTTTGGTTGCAGAGTCAGATGCAATTTACAAAAAGATCACGGCCCCAGAGCAGGCCGAGGTTGACAGAATCTACGCTGAGATAAGCAAGCCCCTAGAGCAGTTTAAGGAATCGCAGACAGAGGAGTTTGTTTTTACCGAAGATGATATTCTGGTAGACGGGCGCTCGATGCGTGAGGCGGCAAAGAACAAAGCAATCACAGAGGCTCGAATAACCGAGTTCTTTAAGCTCTTGATTCCAGAGCTAGAGGGGGCTACCTTAGAAAGCCTGACTTATAAAGACATTGAGGAGGAGTTCCCCCTTTCTGTCCAGCTCCAGATAGTAGAGAAAATTGGCGAAGTAATTAGCCCAAGTTATAGGGAAGCTCGGGGAAACTGATTCGCTCGTTGAGGAGACAGGTGGAAATCTCCATGATCTTCAACGGGCATACAATGGAAACTCTAGCCGACTTGGATGGCGAGACAATGGCAAGCATCCAGACAATGTACGCAGACGGAATGATTGGAAATTATGGGGTCTTGACGCAACTGGCTACGCTGACAAATGGGGTGTTTAACTACATGAGGTCGGCAAACTCTACCCCTTATAAGCTAGTCAACATTATGGGAAATGCGTATGATTACATATACCCACCGCCTGACCCTGCGTATGCAAAAGCGGCTGTAAGCGATAATTTATTGGCATTTATGATGCAAGCGCAGGGGTTTGATAAGTCTAAATTTTCGAGGTAATTTATGGCAAACATAGCAAGACTGGGCGTAACGCTTGGCTTAAATGCTGGTGAATTTAACAAAGGCATTGAGGCAGCAGGGAAGAAGCTCGCTCAACTTGGGGAAGCCGCAGCCAAGTATAGTCAAATGGGCGCAGTTGCTTTGGTTGCCGCAAGCGCAGCCGCACTTCAATACGCCGATGAGTTAGCCGATGTTGCCAAAGCCAATGATGTAGCGATTGGCACAGTCTTAAAACTTTCCAACGCCCTAGCGGTTTCTGGCGGCAAAGCCGATGATGCGGGGAAAATGCTTGCAGCGTTTACCAAGTTTATAGACCAAGCGGCTGGTGGTTCTTTGGAAGCCCAGAAAACCGCAAAAATGTTGGGCGTAAGTTTAAAAGACTTAGGCAATTTGTCCGAAGAAGAATTGCTTAACAAAGTTGTCAAGAACTTAGGCAAGATGGATGACTCCGTTACCCGCAATGCCAAGGGTATGGAGGTATTCGGCAAAGGTTTTAAAGGTCTTGATGCAATTGGCTTTGCCGAAGACATGGCAAAAGTTAATACTGTCACAGTCAAGCAAGCGGAGGCAATCCAAGCCGCTGCTGATATGTACGATGTATTTGGCGAGAACGCTCGACACACAATGCAAGTGCTTGCCGTTGAGTTAGGCCCAGTGCTTAAAACAACGATTGAGTATTTAAAGGAAATGCAGGGCGAAGGAAATATATTGGGTGATGTGTTTAGTTTGGTTTTTAAAACCATTGCATTAGGTGGCAGTTTTATTGGCTTTATATTTAAAGACCTTGGTAATGAAATAAAACACACTTATGAAAATGCAAAGGTTTTGGCGACTGAGGGTATTCAAGCGGCAATTAAATTAAATGAAGAACATGATGCAGCTCGTGAAAGATCATGGGAACGGCAAAAGCAATTTGCTAGAGACATTATTAACCCAGACCCCACGGGCATGGGCAAATTTGACATGGGCGCTGGTTCTGGTTGGAACGCACCGAAAAAAATAAGGAATGTAACTGAAGCAATAAACCCAGAAGATAGAAAACGGTTAGATTTATTGATGAAAATTGGAATGGAGCAATTGCGAATAGAACAAGAATATGAAGAATTTTATGGCAAATATGTTAATGACCAACAAATAGCAAGAGCTACTTATGAGGAAACCTCTCGGTTGTCAATTCAAAATTTAGACCGAGATAGAGAAATGTTTGCTCTTGAGATGCGTGGCGTTAATCTTAAAAGAGAAGATTTGGATTTACAAAAGGACGAATTAAAAGCAATATGGGCAAAAGCAGATGCTTTAAAAAAGATTGCAGACGATAGCAAATTATCTTCTGATGATAAATTGGCGGCAATTGAAAGAGAAGATGCTTTATACAAAAGAACAATTCAAGATGCACAAGCAAGACGCAGTGCCATTGTTAAATCAAAAGAAGGAACAATGATTGAAGGTTTTGGAGAAGCGGCTTCCCGTTTCTTTAGAGATATGCCTACAGATTTAGAGCGTGGTGCTTCTGCGTTCCAATCCGTCATGGGCAATATGGAAGGCGCAATTGATAAGTTTGTGCGAACTGGCAAACTAGGGTTTAAGGATTTGGCCCGTAGCATCATTCAAGATTTGATCTCGATTCAGTTACGAGCGCAAATGACGGGGATATTTAAAATGCTGTTTCCGACAATGTTTCCTGTCAGCACGGGTGCAGGGTCAATGTTTGAACTGCAAAACGCTGGCGCTGGTGCATTTGCAGATGGAGGCAGCCCCCCAGTAGGTCAGGCGTCTTTGGTTGGCGAGCGTGGGCCTGAGTTGTTTGTGCCTCGAACGGCTGGAACGATCATCCCAAATAACCAACTGTCTAACATGGGCGGCACTACGATGGTGACAAATAATTACATCAACGCCATTGATACAAAATCCTTTGAAGACCGTTTGCTTGGCAGCTCTAACGCTGTGTGGGCGGCAAATCAATATGCTGGCAAATCGCTGGCAGTGAACAGGGGCAGAGCATGAGTGGCTTCCAAGACATCTTTGAGATACAGCAATCCATGACGGTGAACAATCGCCGCATGGTTGGACAACAGGTAGCAAGGTCTGGTTACATCACGGTGGCCCAGTACCTGACGACTGTGCCTTGGGTGTTTACGGTCACGCCCCATGCCTATCTTTACTATCCGCAAGTTCGTGCAATCATTCAAGCGATTGACAACAAAGACCGTCAGTTGTCTGAAACCATTGTGATGACAAGCACTAATTTATCGTGGTTCACCAAGATGCAAGGAACGGCGACTGCGGCAACGCTTAACGGCGCACCAGCGGCTAATACGCAAACGCTTGCGCTGACCTCGAATGGTACTTTTAAGGCTGGCGATTTCATCATGGTAAGCGGATATACCTACAAGATAACTGCTGACTCGGCGGGGGCTTCTGTGGGCATCCACCGACCTTTGATTGGCACACCAGCATCGGGTACAACTGTTTACATTGGCAATCAATGTACTTTTACGGTCGTAGCAGAGGCTTGCCCAACCTATACGCTTAACCCAATGACTGACGGCGCTTTTGTTCAATGGGATGCGCCATTCGTGTTTAGGGAATACATCACATGACCACCATAAATGCCGTTACAGGCGCACAGATAAACCATGCCGAGTTTGTTCGGCTGACCGTAGGCACGGCGCTTACTGTTTACACATTTTGCAACGCTGCCGCCCCGATAACTGTTGACGGGATAACCTTCTCTAACCTTGGCGCTTTGCTGATGGTGGGCGATGTCCAGCGGGACATTAAAGCGACCTCAGACGACATGACCATTCAGTTGACGGGCATTGACCCAACCAACATTGGCATCATTTTGGGCAGCGAGATCAAAGGCTCGGTGGTGGAAATCTGGCGTGGTTTCTTTGACTCGAACAATCAAATCCTGACCTCACCTAGTCAGCAGTTCTTTAAACGCTATCAAGGGCTTATTAGTAGCGTTTCGATTACTGAGGATTTTAATACTGAGGCCAGAACACGGGTGGCGACTTGCTCTATTGCTTGCTCGTCAATGCGTAGGATTTTGGAAAATAGGTTGTCAGGGGTTCGGACAAATCAAAACAGTTGGCAATCCCTTTATGCCGCAGATACATCGATGAATCGGGTTGCTGAAATCTCAAACACTTATTTTGACTTTGGCTCACCTCCGCAGACTCAGACGCAGGCAAGTGAAACGACTACAACAATGGATTCAAGTTCTACAGGCGGTCAATGAGATTAGCAACAAGATACGACATACCCAGATTGCTGGAGATTGTGGAGGCGTATGCTTTTGAAAACCCAGTTAAGACGCTTGGCAAGACAGAGAACCATGACGCTAAGTATGTTGAGCAGTTGTTGTTCAGCATTATTGTTGGGCGTGGTTTTATCTTTATTGACAAGCACATGAAGGGGGCCATTATTGCGGTCAAGCAAAAGAATGTTTGGTCGCCCAATGTGACTGAGTTGCATGAGCTGCTGTGGTGGGTAGAGCCTGAGCACAGGGGCGGCTCGGTTGGTGGGCGGCTTTGGAAAGCGTTTGATAGCAAGGCAGATGAAATGTTAAAGGCTAATGCTGTGGACTTTGTGATTACCTCGATTTCAGCATCTGGCCCGTGGATTGATTTTACTAAGCGTGGCTACAAAGCGGTAGGCGCAAGTTTCGTTAAGGAATAAAAATGGTTGCGACAATGTTATTGGCGGCATATTACGGCTCTGCTGCTGCCGCTACACTTGCTTTAGGTGGAACAATGGCATATGCGGCAACGGTATTTGCCGTTAACTTTGCCGTTTCCATGATTGTTACAAAAGTGTTTGCCGATAATCCCGAAGCGCAACAAGACATGGGGGTGCGTCAGCAAGTACCGCCAAGTGCAGTAAACGCAATCCCCGTGGTCTATGGCGATGCTTATATGGGCGGCACTTTCGTTGATGCTGTTTTAAGCACAGATCAAAAGACAATGTATTATGTTTTAGCCGTATCTGGAATCAGCACGGTTGGGCAGTTCACATTTGATACGACAAAGATTTACTATGGCGACAGGCTTGTTACGTTTGATGGTTCAGACCTGACCAAAGTTGTTAGCCTTACCGATGAAGCGGGAAATGTTGACACAAAGATTAGCGGCAATCTGTATATCAATCTTTATAAGTCTAATGCTGCCGGCACTATTACCGCATTGAATGGCGCTTCTGCGCCTAGCACGGTCATGGGCGGCTCGGACATAGCGGTTGGGCAACGCTGGACAGGTACACGGCAAATGAATGGCCTTGGCTTTGCTATTGTCAAACTGACTTACAACAGGGATGCAGACACGACAGCCCTATCGCCAATTACTTTCCATGTGGCGCACTATCTTAATGGCGCAGGGGTGGCAAAGCCGGGCGATGTCTGGTACGACTACATGACCAACACGGTCTACGGCGGTGCGGTGGATACGGCTTTTGTCGATTCTGCTTGTGTTGCCGTGCTAAATACTTATGCAGATGCGACAATCACATTCACGAATTCAAGCGGCTCACCAGACACGCAATCCAGATACAGAATAAACGGCGTGCTGGATGCGGGGCAAACAGTTCTTTCAAATGTCGATAGAATTATGTCGGCCTGTGATTCTTGGATGACCTATAACGCAGCCCTTGGGCAATGGTCTGTTGTCGTAAACAAGGCAGAATCAACCGCATGGGCGTTTACGGATAACAACATCATTGGCGACATTCGGGTAAGCGTTACTGATTTGACAAGTTCAATCAATCAAGTTGAGGCAAGGTTTCCAAATAAAACCAACCGAGATCAAGCCGCCTTTGTCAACATTGAAACACCAAGCGGATTGCTCTACCCCAATGAGCCAGTCAACAAGTATTCCCTGACCTATGACTTAGTTAACGATTCAGTCCAGACCCAATACTTAGCCAATAGACTGCTTGAGCAAGCACGGGAAGACCTGATAGTTTCGTTCAGCACGACTTACTACGGCATCCAAGTTAACGCAGGCGATGTGGTATCGGTCACAAACACGGACTATGGCTGGTCTGCCAAACTCTTTAGGGTGATGAAAGTCAACGAGGCTTCGCTGCCTGACGGGGGCTTGGGTGCTAAGTTGGAGCTATCCGAATACAACGCCGCAGTCTTTGATGACGCAAGCATTACGCAGTTCACGCCTGTACCTAACAGTGGATTGCCTTCGGTAAGTTACTTCAGTCCGTTATCTGCGCCTACAATCACGGGCTATCCAACGGCAACGATTCCTCACTTTGATGTATCTGTCAGCATTCCAGCGACAGGCCGAGTCACAACAGTAAGTCTTTTCTATACGACCTCTGCAACGCCTACAGCGACAGACTGGAAACTGCTACAGACTGCGGAAACGACTAACGCACAGCCAATTACAAACTCAACAAGTTATGTCTTTGCAAATCAAAGTTTGCCTGCCGCAACTTATTATTTTGGCTACATTGTGGGCAATGAGATAAGCCAATCGGTTTTAAGTGCGCTCAGTTCCTCATTTGTGTGGAGTCCAACGGGTTTGGTTGGGACAAACGGGACACGAACTGCAATCTTGGTTGTCTACAAATGGTCTGCAACACAGCCTGTCAGTTCATTTCCAGTTGGTACATCAGATTACACATGGGCGACTGGGCTTTTTACAGCACCAGCGACATTAAACGGTTGGTCAATTGCTCCACCAGCCGCAGTGGTTGGTCAGACTTTATGGGCTTGCCGAACAATTTACACTGACACATTAACTGCGGCAGTATCAACCGTTACTTGGTCTGCTTCAGCATCTTATGCGGCGGGGGCGGCGGGTACTAACGGAACCAATGGGACTAATGGAACTGACGGGACTAATGGTGCATCTGCCAGAGTTATGTATGCTCGCATTGCAAGTAACCCAACGCCCGTGACGGGAACGGTAACGGTAGCAGGCGATAACAGGCCCACGGGTACACAGGCCAGTGCCGTGTGGGGTTCATCATTCAATGTTACTTGGTACGCCAATGACCCAACCCCATCTAGCAATGACTCTTTATACCAAGCCGATGGCATTTACGATGGCACAAACACCGCATGGTCAACGCCCTATATTTCTGCGTTAAAAGTTGGCGCTTTGTCTGCTGTCTCTACCAATACGGGCAGTCTCACAATTAGCGGAACGCTGCAATCAAATACGGCGGCGATTAGCGGCACTACCATGACGGGCGCAGGCGGCGTGTTGTATTCGACAGGAAACTTTGCATTTGGCAATGCGACAACCAACATTTCGTACAACGGTACGCAGATGACGCTAAACGGCAATGTGGTGGCGACTGCAAATGTTAATGCTAACGCAGTCACTGTGGCGACAGGCGTGGCATTGGCAACCGATACAACTATTGCTGGAACTGAAATTACACTGCTAACAATTTCTTCGTTTGATACTGGTGGTCAACCATGCTCAATAACTTTTTCAAGTAGTATTTTGAACGGTCAATCTGGGCCAGCAGTTAATTCAACTTTTTCATATCGACTAAAATTTAACGGCACAACGCAACAAACTATTACCGTGTTTTTTAGTAGTAGTGGCTCTATTATTCCAGCCTCTGTTACACGGCAAATTTATTTTGCATCACCCCCATCTTCAGCATTTTCTATTACATTAACTTGTCAATTAACAACTGGAAGTGATAGCGCAATTGTTTATGCAATAGATAGTGGTGGTACTTCAATGGTGGTTTTGGGATTAAAACGATGAACTATTATGCTTTGGCTGATGCAGATGGGTACGCTACCCAATTCCTAAGTTCTGTTTTTGAGCAAGAAGGCATGGTGTTGCTAGATGCACTTCCAGAGCAAAGCCTTAACTCAAAATACAAGTTTCACATTGCCTCAAAGACATGGGTTGACACCAGAACTGAACAAGAGATTCAAACGGAAACAGAATCGCTGGTTAAAAGCGCACGCAATACTTTATTGAAAACTTCAGATTGGACACAACTTTTTGATGTAAGTGTTTCAAACAAAGCAGATTGGGCAACCTATAGACAGGCGTTAAGGGACATTCCTGACCAGCAAGGCTATCCAGAAAATGTGATCTGGCCCATTGCTCCTCAGTAAAATTCAGCGTAGAATTCCGTTACAAGACATGACAATCCGTAGCCCTGCGAGTCAGCGGGGAGCGTCACCACCCTCGTTAGGGGAACTATCTTGGCTAAATTTTCTAAGAACACTATCTCGCAAGTGTCGGGGTTTGACAATCCCGTTATCGCTGGAGAGTTGGTTTACAACCAAAAGACTTACTGGAACCTGACGCTTACGGCGGCAGACTCAACCGGCACACAGCAGCCCGTTGATTTAACAGGGGTCACAATAAACGCCCAAATTATCCGTAGAACTGTTACTGATTTGACAGATACTCGCAACGGATTGGTGTTTACGATTGGCAACTTTACGCCAACGCCTACGGCAATTCCTCTGACTGTAAGCAACATTGTCACGGCGGCAGGGTCGTTCACAGTCACCATTGACGACTCGACTTGGGGTCTGCTGACAACGGACGCAGAATTGGACATCAGCGTTCAAGACCCAGTTTGTTTTAGCGGTCGAATCAAGATTTCCTTTCCTGCCAACTCGCCAACCCCTGCGGAGGACAACATTATCTTTTTAATGTTTCTCGTGCGGTCAGACGGCATTGTTAAAGTTTAAGGCGAAAAATCATGGCAAATATGCAAGTTACTGTTGTTGACGGGAACAATGTCACGGTCAGTTTAGATCGTGGCGTGGCAGGCGTTGGTATTGCAAGCGTTGAGTTGGTTGTAATTGACTCGGCGAACTATCTTTTAATTACCTACACAAATGGCGAAACCCAGACGGTTGGCCCAGTAGGGGTTATCCAGTATTCAGGAACTAGCCCGATTAACATTGCTGGTTCAGTTATTAGCCTAACAACAGTACCCGTTACTCTGGGCGGTACAGGCCAAATTACTGCCAATGCCGGGTTTAATGCTCTTGCTCCCGCTCAAGCAACCCATGCCGGCAAATATCTAAAGACTGATGGCACAAACTCGGCTTGGGATCAATTAGATATATCTACTGCTGATATAACTGGAACACTTCCTATTGTTAATGGCGGCACAGGTCAGACTACGGCAAACACAGGTTTGAATGCTTTGCTCCCAGCACAGACGGGACAGGCTAACAAGTACCTCCAAACTGATGGCGCAAATTCATCTTGGGATGCAATCAGCCTTTCCACTGCCGATATCACTGGCGTATTGCCGGTAGTCAACGGTGGTACGGGGGTTGCCACATCCACCGGAACTGGCTCAACGGTTCTTTCTAGTTCGCCCACTTTGGTAACTCCCATCTTGGGAACGCCCACTTCAGGAACGCTCACAAACGCAACAGGCTTGCCCGTAGCGACCGGCATTAGCGGCTTGGGTACTGGTGTGGCGACCTTCCTTGCAACGCCTTCTAGCGCCAATCTAGCGGCGGCTTTAACAGATGAGACAGGTACAGGCGCTGCCGTATTTGCTACCAGCCCGACACTTGTTACACCGGCTCTTGGCACTCCCGCATCTGGAATAATGACCAACGTCACCGGCACAGCGGCTGGTTTGACGGCTGGAAATGTAACGACAAACGCCAATTTAACTGGTGCAGTAACTTCGGTTGGTAATGCAACTTCGCTTGGCAGTTTTACATCGGCAAACCTTGCTACTGCATTGACGGACGAAACAGGGTCAGGCTCTGCCGTCTTTGCGACAAGTCCTACTTTGACAACGCCCGTAATTTCGACAATCAATGATGCAAACGGCAATGAAGTTCTTGTTCTTGTTCCTGTAACTTCTGCGACCGATTATGTGGCTATTCAAAATGGCATTGGCGTTGGTTCGCCTTTGCACATTTATGCTGATGGCTCAAGCGCAAACACGGGTATGCACATCCAGCCCAAAGGGACTGGGCTTGTCACAATTAGCGATGGTCTGGACAACAACAAGGGCATTCGGTTTCGCAGTTCTGCAAGCGCAGCAAGCACGATTACTTTGCTTGACGCTGTTGCTACGGCAGGGCGAGTTGTCACACTGCCTGATGCAACCACCACTTTAGTGGGCAGAGATACAACCGACACGCTGACCAACAAAACGCTGACTAGCCCCGTGATGACCGCCCCTGCTTTGGGGACTCCTGCCTCTGGAATAATGACTAATGTGACGGGTACGGCTTCCGGTCTAACTGCTGGAAATGTCACCACCAACGCTAATTTAACAGGCGATGTCACTTCGGTTGGAAATGCTACAACTTTAGCAACCGTTGCTACGGCAGGGGTTACAGGTTCAAGCACTGCTATTCCCGTGGTAACAATCAATGCCAAGGGCTTGACTACAAGCATCACCACAGCGGCGGTCATTGCACCAGCAAACACGCTATCAGGCAGCACCTTGGCGGCAGGCGTAACAGGCTCATCGCTGACAAGCCTTGGCACGATTGCCAATCTGTCTGTCACGGCAGGGACAATCTCCACGACTCCTTCGGCCTCCACCGATATTGCAAATAAAGATTATGTCGATACAGTCGCACAGGGTCTTGACCCTAAAGCCTCATGCGTTGCGGCTACGACTGTCAACATTACTTTATCTGCCCCGCAAACCATTGATGGCATTGCCTTAATTGCGGGTGATAGGTGTCTGGTTAAAAACCAATCAGCGCCTGCGGAAAATGGTATTTATGTTGTAGCGGCAGCGGCGTGGACTCGCTCAACGGACATGAATGCTTGGGTTGAAGTCCCCGGAGCATTTACCTTTATTGAGCAAGGAACAACGCAGGCCGACACAGGTTGGGTGTGTACTTCTAATGCTGGCGGGACTCTTGGAACCACGGCAATTACTTTTGTGCAATTCGCAGGGGTTGGCTCTTATACCGCAAGCACTGGACTGACTTTAACCGGCACAGCGTTTAGCCTTACAGCACCCGTCACAGTGGCCTTGGGCGGCACGAACGCAACAAGCGCAGGGATAGCAGCGTTTAATAACATCTCTGGTTACACGGCCTCTGGCGCAACGGGTACGACCTCGACTAATCTGGTGTTCAGCACATCTCCAACTTTGGTTACGCCTATCCTTGGAATACCGCAATCGGCTACGCTGACCAACGCTACGGGACTACCCCTGACAACTGGCGTGACAGGAACGCTTCCTGTTGCCAACGGCGGCACAGGGCTTACCGCAGGAACCTCTGGCGGCGTACTGGCCTACACAGCCGCAGGCACGCTGGCATCTTCTGCTGCACTAGCGGCAAGCGCATTGGTTATTGGCGGCGGGGCTGGTGCGGCTCCAAGCACCACAACCACAGGCACGGGTGTCGTCACAGCCCTTGGCGTTAATACAGGCTCTGTTGGCGCTTTTGTCGTTAATGGCGGGGCACTCGGTACACCCAGCAGCGGCACAGTCACCAACCTGACAGGCACTGCCAGCATCAACATCAACGGTACTGTCGGCGCTACGACTGCGACCACGGGTGCGTTTACTACGCTGAGTGCGAGTGCGGGAACAGGCAACACAATTACAGCTACGGCGACAGGCGGTGGGCAGCATTTACGCATGTTAAATGGGTCTGAGCTTGGGGTAATTCTTCTCAACGATACAGGGGGGGTTGATATTTGGGCGCATGGAGACAATGCTGGTGACGTTATTAACTTAAAAACTGGCAGCGGTATTGGTATAGCGAGGGGGCAAATTACTAGTACCGGCCTAAACAGCACAGTAATCGGAGCCACAACCCCGGCAGCGGGTAGCTTTACTACGGTGACTACTACAGGAAACATCGTTTCTACAGTCCCCGATGCAGCTTACCAATGGGGACTGAAAGGTACAACGAAAGGTATTAGGTTTGGAACACAACCTACGTTTTCAACGATAGACGCTGTTGATTCAACGCTTGTCGGTAGCTACCAGCCGCTTCTAATCTCAGGTAGCACGGTAACACTTGATAGTACCTCTACAGGGAAGGCAGTTCTCAGCAGCACCGGCCTAGCAGTAACCGGGACGCTGAGTGCGACAGTAGGCACAGGAACTATTGGGTGGGGTACTTACACACCGACACTAACCAATGGAACAAATGTTGCTGCTTCGACGGCAGTGGCATGTCAATACAGCCGCAACGGGGCCACAGTCACGGTTTCGGGTAATTTTTCGCTAGATACAACATCTACAGGACAAACGGATATGCGAATATCTTTGCCCATCGCATCAAACATAGCTGTTTCCAACAACGTGGGTGGAGTCGCCTGTTCAAACGACAGTACAAGCGTATTTGCAATACGAGGTGATGCGACTAATGACACTGCTTTATTGCAAGGTTACTCAAATAATGCAAGTAACACAGATATGTTTTTCACTTTCACATACCAAATCATTTAAGGATTAAATCATGGTCACTAAAACAGTATCCCTAAAAGAAGTCACCACCCAAGAAAATGGGGCAGTTCAGACTGCGTGGAGGATGGAAAAGACATTTGAAGGTGAGTCGCCAATATGCAAAACTCGGTTTGTAACACTGGTTCCCGGCACTTCTTTGGATCAGCATATAAATAGTCTGAACGCTTATTTACTTGGCGAAGGTTTCCCGAGTGTCTCTGCTGCTGAT